GAGAAACACGAACTGAACTATTTAAAGTTCCAACAAATTTTGTATTAGTTGGTGCTTCAAAAGTACCTTCAGTTGTTCTTGCGAACGCCGAAGTTGTTGCACTTTGAAGTATTGTTAATGCAAATGGACTAACAACCACCCAGTTACCAGCGCCACGTCTTGTACGTGCGGCGATGATATTAGCGGCTCTATTTACTAGAACTGCTAATGCGGCGTGTTCGTCACCAACAAAAGTTGCTGTACCTGAAACAGCGGCTTGGTCATATGTATCTACTGCTGTTCCTGATAAACTTGTTAATGAACTGATAATTTCTTGATCAATTTCAGTTGTAATCTCTTGTGCAAGAGCGGCCATTACTTCGGCCTCAACATCAATACCATGCTGGCTTTGGGCATCCTGAGATGCTTCAAAGGTCCAACGAGCGGACAGTCTGCGAGTTTTCGCTTCAACTGTTTGCTTCAAGATTTGGATTGACATTTTATTACCAGGAATACCTTCCAAAACGCCTGTGGCGCCTGGAGCGGCACTTGAACCTGGTGCACCTGAATAAGCGTTAGCAATCTTAAATGGGCTCAATGCTTCTTCACCCGCGGTTGCTCCGTTATCTGTATCTGCGTATCTTACACGCAAAGTGTGAATTTGTCCTACTGGACCAGTCATTGGTTGTACACCAATTAGCTCGTTTGCGATAACAGTAGGCATTACCCTTCTGATAACAGGAAGGATAACTTTGTTTAAAGTAGCAACGTTACCTGCATTAGTTGCGCCTGCACCAGCTGTTTCCATCAGTGCTTGACGTGTATTTTCTAATGTGGTTTCCATTACAACTCTTTTGTTGCCTTCAAGTCCTTCACACAGAGCGTCCTTAGTCGGTTGCCAGTTTGACTCAAATAGTGCGTCTGCCATAATTAATTCTCCTTAAAAATTATAATCCTGCTAGTTTTTGTAGGTTAATAATCTCAGCCTGTGCATCGGTCGTTACCGGCGATACATGGATTGGTTTATTACCTGTTATCACAGTTTTCTGTGCTCTAGCTTTTGGCTGTACATTTTCTTTTAATGTTTTTTTGGAAGCTGTACTTTTTGCTTCTTTTTTAACATTTTCATTAAGAACTGTTGGTAAATACTTCTCGTATTGTTTTTTAAGATTTTCTGTCTGTACTGTTGATAACAGATCTTCCATAATCTCTTTTCTATCTCTAGAAAGAGGTGTCAACAATTCTGATAACACTTTATCTCGTTTTGCAATATCTTCTGCTATACGAGTTAGTTTTTGTGCTTCTGAAAGTTCTAGTTGTTTAGACGAAATTTGTACTTGCGCCTCTTCAATTGTTCCTTCCAGATCTTTAATTTTACTGGACAGTTTTTTAACTTCTGTCCCTTCAGCTAAGTGACTTGTCATAAACTCTGCCGCAAAAGCTTCAAACATTTTTCTTCCAAAAGCATTCTCACGGGCCGATTTGATATCTTCTTTCAAAGAACCAATTTCCCCTCTGAGTGTGCTTTCAACAATGTGTTCTACTTTCTCGGCTGCTTTTCTAACAAAATTAGCTTTTGTATCACGTAAAAGTTGTTTTCCTTCCTTAACCAGTTTAACCTTCTGTTCTACAACAGATTGCTTATCTGAGTGGAATTCATTCAACTCTTTTGTTAACTGTTTCAAGACAAAACCTTCTAGTTTTTTAAAGTTTGTGCCTTGGGTGTTCCGATCCTCACGGAGTTCGGTTATTTCCTTCTTCAGAGCATTCATTAAGAACGTATCCAATACTTCTGCATGTTCGCGCATTCTCTGTTTGTATTGAACTCGTGCCTCAATTAATGCACCTTTATCATGTGCAAATTCCTCAACCTCTTGCTTAATAGCATCAGTTAACATGTTATCCATTGCTTCAACAATTTGCTCTTTATCGTTTGTGTAACGACCTGCAAATTCTTCACGGATTTCATTAGTAATCTGCTCACGAGCCTCGGAAAGTTTTACTTCCCAAGCCTCTGTTAATGAAGTTTTAACATCTTCCGACAGGACATCGCCACCTAATAGCTCTTCAAAAGCGTCTGCCATAATTAATTCTCCTAAATTTTAAGACTGTCGATAAAACCGACAATCCCTTTAGTAAGGTGTTTTTGCGCTTTAACATCATACCGAACAGCCTCAGCCAATTCCAACAATGATCCACTGTTTTTATAATTTTCCAGTCTTTCATATATTGGATCCGGATAAGCGTTCGGTGCGCTCGGTTGTGCAACAATATCAACTGTTACAATTTCAAAATCGGAGACCTTTCCACCCTCACTGACGTTTCCTGATCCCCTTGAACTAACACCTAGTTTAACACCACTCTCTAATAGTGTTTTAACTAGGTTACCCATAGGTGTTGGTAAAATTTTAAGTTTTCCGACTCCATCTGCACCATGCATATCCATCTCTTGGATTACATGAGAAACACGATCTAAATTAACAGTTAGATCTTCTGGATGGTCGGCTTCTCCTAATACCGAATACCCTGAGCTAATTTTTTCTCTTAGCGTTTTTACCGCTTTATTAATTTCATTAATGGGATATATCCTTGAATTTTGATTTTTTACATCACCTTGAATAAAAACTCCTCGCATGAAGAGATTTTTATCGCCGGAATCTCCAACAACAGATTCAACCTGTATATTAGCCTGATCAAAGGTTAACTGTTCAACTAATATTCCCATTTATATTATGCTCCGCCTACAGAACCATCTATTGGCGATTTTTTGTTACTTGCTTCTTCACTGTTTTTTGGATCTGATACGTTTGATTGTGACTTACCGGCTTTTCCACCAGGTACATTTACATTACCTGCGTTATCTTCTTTTACAGAATTATCACCGTGATCACCGTCAGAACCGTCATTTACTTTAACAGCAGTTCCGCCCATATCGTTTTTACTTGCTACAGGGGATTTACTACCTACAGCACCTGTTGATCCACCAGCGGCTGCAAAACCTGTTTCGCTCATGCTAGGTTCTGGAACATTTACTGCACCTTCACCTACTTGCTCATAATCAAGTTCTTCGTCTACTGGTTGTTCTTTGTTGCCGCCCATCATTAATGCATCTTCTTCTTCTGCATCAACCATGTCACTCATATCATCAACTGGTGCGTCCCCCATTTCATCATCCACAGGTTCTTCATCACCCATTAATTGAGCAAATTCGGCTTTAAGTTCGTCTAAAGCATCTTCTACATTCATGAAAGCATCTTCAACTGGATCTTCACCCATTTCATCATCCATTGGCATTTCGTCGGCCAGTGGATCTTCTTCGGCTACTTCTTCTTGATCAATCATTTCGCTGTCAGTTTCGACTTCGTCTGCAAATTGATCTTGAATGTCTGCTTCTTCTACTTTTTCTTTGTCTTCGTCGTCGTCGGATTTTGCTTCCTCGACTTCTTCTTCTGTTGCTTCCTCGATCTCATCATCTTCGGTTGCAATTTCTTCGTAAATGCCTCGAGCCTTTTCCACAAATACATCATGAAGGAGGTCGCTGGCCTTCTCGTTTTCCTCGTTTATGATAAATTCGAGGACTTTTTCAAGTTTTTCTCTCGTGGTCATATAATTACTCCTAAAGAAAGCGTTTTTGAAACTAGTATTATTTACAATTTGAGAGAGAAATATGCAAGAAAACGGTCTAAAAATCGCCATTCTTGAAGAAAAAATTACATAGTTGGCGGTGGTGCTGGTGGGATTCCGTAAATTTCTTTAAAAAATTTGTATCTTTTATCAAGATCTAACTTTTTTAATTTACGCATTTTCTTTAATTTATTCAAATGAGTGAGGGTTAATCTCGGACGCCGACTATCATCATATTCATATTTAGATTGATCATCAATTACTTCGTATTGTGTACCTACATTATCTGAATGAGGTGCTTCAGATAATTGTCTAAATTCTTTCATCATATCTACATAATTTTTCATTATATTGTTCCTGGAGCGCCGGGTTGTTCATTTCCAGTAATTGGAGATGCTGTTCCTTCTGGAGCAGGCATTCCACCTGGACCTCCATCGGCCGGCAGTTCTTCGCCTGGTAAAAGTTCAGGTTCCATGGGTTGCATCATAGCTGGATCCATTGGTTTAACTCCAACTGCTCCTAATCCACCTATATCACCTTCTTGATCTAATTGTGTGTCTTGTTTATTATTTTCTTGTCTCCACATTTGCTCATTTTCAACCATTTCGTCTTCGGAAAGTGCCAAATATTTTTTCATTGCAAAACGTTTAGACATAAATGGTGCCTCAGCAATTCCACTGAATACAGATGCTCTTGCTTGATCTACTTCTACTTCTCTATATTGACTAAAGCTCTGTGGCTCAGTAAATCGTAATTTAAACGTACCAGAATCAATATTAATTCCTTTCCATTTTAAAAAGAGTTTAAATTCTTTATCAAATGTCGGTCCTAATAATGCTTGTATACGTTGACAATATTTTGTAAATCGAAATTCTTGAATAAATGCTGTTCCTACTCTTCCATCAACAAAACTAGCAGTTCCATCATCAGGACCAGTTGGGAGATAAGAACTAGGAATTCTAAGAGCTCTTAAAATTTTATTAGTAAAATACCTTAAATCATCTATCTGTCCTAAGTTTTCGCCTCCTGGTAACACTTCAACTTTGGACCCTCTTCCTTCTGCTGTTTGTGCAAAAAAATAATCTTCCATTATAGAAAGAGGATTATAACTGGCATCCATAATTGTAGTTCCGCCGCCAGTCTTGTTAGGTATTCTGCGTTGGTGTATTTCATTTTTTACACGTTCTACAAAACCCATTGCTTTATGTGATGGCATGTTTCCTACATCTATATAAAATACTCTACGTTCTGGTGCCCGTTGTACTCTGTAAATTATAATCGAATCTTCTAACAGTTCTTTTTGCTTGTATGTTTTGAAAACCGAATCTAGAATGCTCTGTCCAAAAGGCCAATTAGCATCCATGCCTTCTGTCATTCCTATATGTACCATATGATTTGCATCAACACCATATTCTTCTTGTTCTCCACCACCATAGCCACTTTGACTATGACCGCTCATTGTACCATATGCACCTCTATCTATAATACCACCTCGTTGCATAGCAGTAACTGATGCAAATTGATCACTATGAGGAATAATATTTGATGCTGTTTTTTCTTGTAAATTTAATGCTAAATTACGAACAATATATTGTTCAGGTTCTTTACCTTTTGCTTCATTAATAATAACTTTTGTAACATCCATAGGATTGACCCAATTCCATTCGTATGTTTCTGGATCACGGATAAAAAATTGGTCTCCATATTTGCATGTGTTTCTAAATATTCTCCAAATACGTTTATCCCAATCATTTAAATTATTCCATTGTTCTAATGCTTTTTCTAATAATGCAACTTCTGTTTCTGTAGAATCTTCTTTCCATTCTACTTCAAATGGAATATTTGTTTTGGTGGCAAATTGTGTAGAAAATTCTGCAATTGTATCTAATGCGGCATTAACTTCAGAATCTATATCCATTTGGTCATATTGAACATAGCGTTCAATTCTATTAGGTTGTCCTGTATAAACTTCGGGTAACCAAGAACCAAATTTACTTGCACTTGTATGTGATTGACCTACTCTTTTAGTATTTCCAAATTGGTATACTGTAAAATGTTTTTTCCAACTCATATATTATCCTATATCAATATTTATTATATTATACATTATTATTATCTTTTTGTCAACCATCCTATGTCACATATGACACATTGGCTCCTGGTTTACCTTGATTGTTAGTGGCTACTTTTTGTGCTGATATAGCGTTTGAGGAGGTTGCGGCGGCTGTTGTATCTATTGCACCGCCTTGAATTTCTAATAATTTTCTTATTGCTTCTAATTTTAAATAAGAAGGATCAGTTTGTGCGGCGGCAAGTTTTGCTTGTGCTACATATCTAGTTCTTATTTCTTCTGAAGATAATGATCTTTCTGCATCAGTTTTCTTCTGTACCCTGCCCATCATTTCATTAAATTCGGGATCATCGGGTGCAGTTGCGGCATCCATTGTATTATAACCTGCAATGGCACCTGCACCTGTTGCAAGCATCAGTAAAATAGGATTTGCTGTCATTATTCCCATTATGGCGCCCATAGCCGCACCACCTAATATACCTCCACCACCTTTTGCTATTGCATTCGTAACAATTTGACCTAGTATTTTTTCATGCTCGTCTTCCTGTGCTTGGGTTGGCTTAGCAATGTCCGCATAGCGGTCTTTTTCAGCAGAATAGGCTTCGTGACCTTGACCTATTGCAGATACCATAGAAAATATGCCTGAGGCTGTACTTCCTCTTATACCTTTATATGCCCCTCCTTTTACTCCGCCTTTAATTGCCCTTAATCCTGCTTTAGTAACCTCAGGCTTTCCGTTTACAACTTTATATTCTGTACCTTGGTGTTTAAATTTTTGTCCTTCACTGTACGTATCACCACCTTTTATCTTAATACTTCTGTTGCCCGCCTTATCCCAATCTTTTTTTATATTTGCATCGGCGGCGGTCCTAGCCAACTTGTCTTGATCTGCGCTTCCAAGGGTGGAGAGACCTAATATACCTGCGGCAAGAGCAGGCAGTCCTGGAATAGACATGCCAGCTCCTAATAAAAACTGTAAAGGATTATCGGCAAGCATTTCAGCTACTTTTTCTGCCGCATCACCTGGCTTGCCTTTTGCAAACAGGCTAATTGCATCTGAAAATTGTTTAACTGAGCCTATTGCTTTATGTAGTTGTGTGGAAAGAGAACCTTCTGGTCCTACCAATGCCGTTGTTATACCCACTAATCCCGCTTGAAGGTTAGTTGTTATTTCTACCATTGCTTCGTTGGCTTTTAATACTGTTTCCCCTGCTTTATTGACGGCTGCCTTTTGCTTTATATCCTCTGCCCACATTGCCCGAGATTCTTTTGAGGTATCTCTTCCATACATAAGCATATTAGCGGCCATATTTAATGATTCTTTTTGTTTTGCTAATAATGCATAGTTTTGGGTATCATATGCTCCAACTGATTCTTTTAATTTATCATCAAATAATTTAAATGTTGCAGGATCAATTGCTTCCCCCGATCTTGCCATTTGATCCAAAACTGCACCTGCAGGTCCTAACATAGCCATAAACTCTGCACCTTCAGCAGTTGCTTCTAATCCTCTACCTTGAGACTGTGCTACAATCCAAGCATCGATCATTGCATCTGCATTATCACCATATCGAGATTTCATTTCATTTGTAATTAATTGTAAATTACTTTCAAATGTTTCTGCAGCCTCATCTTCACCTTTCATTCTAAGCATCATAGAATATGTTGATGCATCGGTTCTGTTCATATTTTCTAATTGGGCTTTCATTAACTCTTTACGATTTCTACCTGTGTCGGCGGCATAAGCAGATACTTCTCCTGCTAATGCTTTGAAATTTTTCTTTAGATTTGATGTTGAAACATCTGCTGTTATTCCTCGTTTTCTATCGGATTCTAAATATTCAGCTAGATATGAATCAACTTCTGTTACAGTAAATCCAAAATTACCAAATTCTTGCATACTTGTTCGAACACTATGGGATAATTGGGCAAAGGCTAAAATACCTGGCTTAACTCCTTGTCTAGTCCATTTGTCCATTGCTGTGACTGATTCATATGAAACCTCATTTAACCAATCTAATGTTACTGCATGTGTTCCGGCAATTCTTTCCATTTCACTTAATGGTACATTAAAACTAGCAACCGCCTCAGTTGTGGTAAGAATAGATGTACCTAAACCAAATCCCACATCGGTTAATCTACGTTGAGTATCAGCAAATTCGCCTACAACTTTTGTTGCTAATGCTATACCTTGGCCTAATCCACCTGGCATCATAGCCAATGCATCGCCAATGCCTTTGCCTCCTACCATAGAAGCGGCAGTTCTTAAAATTTGTGCAGTTTGTCTAGGTAAAATACTACTTTGTTTTGAAGAAGCACTTACTAAATCTTTATGCTGTTTTTTCATTTGTTGCAAAGTCAAAAGACTATTTTTATTTGCTCTGTCTTGACTTCGTCTACTTGCACCGGTATTTGATGCCACATCTTGCATTTCAGCAAGATTGCTTCGTAAAATGCTCGCTTCTTGGTTTATACTCGAATCTATTGCGTCTAACCCATTTATTCGTTCTGCTTCTTGACTAGAAATAACCGATAATAGTTGGCTTAATGTATATTCTGTAGCAAAATCAGGAACTTCTACACTACCTACTCCTGGAATTTGAATTTGAGCCATAAAATTTACCTAATAAATAGAGTTATATATATTTATTAAGGAGGAAGATGCCAGAAGATGCAAATGTTATACTAAATGAATTTTATGACATTAAGGAATCAAAAGAACAAGTAGAACAATTTATAGAAAAATACAAAGACACTAAAGATGCAGAACCTGTTATAAAAATAGCAACACAAGCATTAGATAATTTTTTAACTACAAACAAAACTACAGTTAAAAAAGAAGAACCAATCGAAGAACCTATAGAAACCAAAGAACATAATGTACGGCATACAGTATTAGAAACAACTTCTACTAATCCGTTAATGCAGTATCATAGACCTCCGGGTGTTTATGTTGTATTACCAAGTATGGGTAATTTTTATACAAATAAACCTGCGTTATCTAGTTTAAATGAAGTGCTCGTGCGACCAATGACTGCTAGAGATGAATTATTATTCAAATCGCCCGACATTTTAATGAATGGGGAATCATTGATTGAAGTAGTCAAATCATGTGTTCCAGGAATTGAAAATCCTGACGAAATACCAGGACCAGATTTTAGTGTTTTAATGTTAGCAATAAGATTAGCAACATATGGTAAAGATATGCCCTATAGTGCAGGGTGTCCTGACTGTGTTAGTACAACCGAATTTAATGTAGATATTGAATTTTTATTAGATACTCACATTACTCCTCTCGAAAAAGAGTATAAAGTAAACATAGATAAATTAACTGTATACATTAAACCATACGATCTTCGTTGCCAAATTAGATCTGCTTTAGCTAATTTTGAACGGCAAGCAATTACTAATAATATTCTAGCCGATACCAACTCAACAGATTCAGATAAACAACTGGATCTCAGTAAATCATTAAAAAAAATAACCGAAATAACATATGAATTGATATTACGGTCAATTATAAAAGTTGATACTCCTAATCAAAGTATTGAAGATAAACAAATGATTGCTGAATGGTTACATGATGTTGGTAAAAAAACATTTGAAATTATTTCAAAAAAAATAATAGAAGCAACCGATATTGGTTTTAATAGTAGTGTAGAGTTTAATTGCAAAGATTGTGCTAAACCTGTTCCTACTCTTGTTATTTTTGATCCGACAGTTTTTTTCGGCTAAGGCTCTTACACACGTCTCCTGAGGATATTCAGGAGCTTTTTAAAGAAATGAAAGAGGATGTAAGGGCCTTTCAGAAACATATAATTGAATTAGTAGTATATTCAGAAGTTATTTCATATAATGACGCTTGGAATTTAACTCAAACCGAACGAGAATTATTTTTTGAGATTATTAAAGAGAAAATGGATGCAAAAGCAGGAAAGAAGAAAACTGATATGCTTTAAAAACCTAGAGCTTCTAATTGTTTAATACTATTACTTGCTGAAGTATGATGTATTCCTGTTCCTCCGGCAGAATTCCATTCCTTAATATTTTGTTCATGATCATCAATTAATATATTAGGTCGGCCATCATGTGATTTAGCAAAATGTTTTTTATCTGGTCGCTTAACCGCATATACACGATCTTTACTGATACCTAAGTTTTTTTCGCACCACATTGCTTTTTGAATTCCTGGAGGAGGATCCCATATTAACCGAACAGCAGGAATAGCGGTTAATATATATGGTTGGAAGGTTGAAATAAATCCCCAAAGTTGGCTCATGTCAGGCATAGGAGGTAACTCTGCCCAAAACATTTTATCTTCTGCTAATTGATCCCACAATTCGTGGCTACCTTTAACGTATCCATAACGTTTTGCAAAGTCGTAACCTAATATTTTAGTTGCACCTTTAATTAAATCTACTAAAACTCCATCCATGTCACAATATATTTGAGGATAGTCAACATCAGTTAATTTCATTTACCTTCCTTTAATGATGAGCTTACGCTCATCACGATATTTCATTACTTCGTAATTCATATCGAATTTCTATTATTACTATTTAACTATTTCCTGAGAGTCAAGTCACACTTAGCCTGTTTACGGCTAAGTTAACTATTTCCTTCGGACATAGCACTTTCTAATAGAATAACCATTTGAAAACGAAAATTTCGTTTTCAAGTTAATAGGTTAAGGCGGTTGGGCTGTACCTTTTTACATTCTGCTTATCCAACGCAGGTTTATATAAAGCAATTAGATCTACCTTATATACCTTGCAGGTTCCAAATTGTCAGGAGAGCCTGCTCGTTTTTTACAGTTTTTGCCAACGGAGATCCGAACGAGCGTACTCGTTCTCAACCGGTCTTACGACAATTGAGGCTGTGGTACCCCTTCAATTGAGAGGTCTTTAATTGAGCCATTGTTTTGTTTTATAAATTCATTGTAGCCTGTGAAAATCCAGCCTTTGTAATGTACATATTGGTGTATATAAAATGAGGAATTAAGTAAGTGTTTTTGGAAGCCTATGTATTTGCCTTTGCGGTTAAATTTTAGTATTAGTAAGTTTAAGTCTTTTTCTTCTGCCACATCTAGTAGTTGTTCTATCCATTCGTCTAATAGCCTAATGTCGTCTTTAAATAAAAATTGGTGAAAAGGAAAGTCGGCATACGACTTACATTCAACATTAAAATATTTCCAATCGTCGGGTGGTATTATGTCTCCTCTGAAGGATTGTACCTGACCTTCGGATAAATATTCTTTCCGTGCAACGTTAGAGCCGCCAACATAAGCACCCGACGAAGGAGTTCTTACAAAGCTCTCATTGTATAAATCTGATAGTTCTTTTGCTACTTCTCTTTCAAATGAACTGCCTTTAGTTTTACTTTTACTTGGCATTAAGTATTTTTAATAATTTCCAAGGTGTAAAACATACAGTTCCTAAACTGAAATAATCTGCACCTTTACTTTTATAATAGTGTACAATATCTATATGATTAATTCCTCCGCCTGCGATAATCTTCACTGAGGGAAAGTGTGTCTTTATGTAATCGATGTGTTTGATCGTATAACTTATCAATTCTCTTCCGCTCAATCCTCCGCCAGTAATAGGCAGGGTGTTGGAACAGTGGATCTGACCAAACCCAATGTCTAATAATCGTTTGATTTCGTCCTCTGTAGATAGGGGCGATATTTTGGCTATACACCATTGTCTTTTATTATCCCAAAACGCATTGTAAAACTTAGTAAGTGTTTTATAATTAATTTCTACTTTATCTGTGTTTGGACAACTTAGATTGAGTTCTAAGTTTATATAGTCTGGTATTACTCTTGCAAAGTCTTCCCAATCAATTGGTAGCATTGCGGCAATGCTTATAATTTCTTTACCGTTGTTTTTGTATTTATTAAGTCCGTGTTTTATCCCCGGATTACGGAGTCCTAATTCGTTTTTCCAACCTTTCTTAGAAAAATCATATCTAAGAGTTTTAAATAGTTGTTTAATTAGTCCTCGTCTATGCAACATTGTGTATGTACCTTTAACACTAATTGCGTTTTTATGTTTAATATAATTGCCAAATGGTGCCGCTATAAAAAATTTATTTTGCATTGAGATCGTATGCCTCCGAACAGTTAAGTGTGTTCTAATATCTCCTTATCACAACTAAATGATGTAAAACCATCTTCTTTAATTACGTTTAGTATGTCGTCTACTCGCCCTACGAGTTCGTCCTTATGTGATATTAAAAAAACATTTTTATTTCTTTCTCGTGTGATTCTTTTAAGCTCAGCCAGCGCAGACTCAACGCCAGTTGTATCCATTCCTGAATCAATTAGTTCATCGATGAATAATAAATTTATAGGTGTGTTCATGGATTCAAAAATATCTCTAAATGAAAAACTTAAACCCAATATAAGCCTGTTTCGCTCTCCTCTTGACAAGTTATCAAAATCTAAGTCTCTACCATGTTCTGTAATTTCTACACTCATATCGCTAAGAAATTTAACATAATGTGGTAACCCTAGTTTTTGTAAATAGTATTTAAGTCTTGTATTCAAATATGCTAAGTTTTGGTCTATAATCTTCTTTCTTATGAAAGAATCTTTATTTGTTAGTAGTTTAAGTAAGAATTCTTGATGCTCTCTTAAATTATCTAGATCATTAATTCGAACCCAATTAATTTCCTGTAATCCTTTATTTTTTAGTGTTTCAATTTGATCCACATATTGATTTGTTTCTGACAACTTATTTTCTAGTTGATTAGATAAAGTATCTAATGTTGTTTTATGATTATAGGCATCACTTATTTCATCGTAATGGGTATTTGGTTGTTTATCTAATTCTCCTAATTCATCTTTCTCTTTTTTATATTCTGTAATTTCTTTTGTATAATTTTTTAGTTTTTCTTTTTTTGTTTTTAATAATTTTTTATGTAAATCATCATCTAATGGTTTCCCACATACATAACATTCGTCATCTTTTATGCTTGTTAGATCTTGATTTAACTTGGAGATTTTAGTATCTATTTGTGCAATATCTCTGTCTAGTTGCAATATTTTTCTTTGCTTATCACTATATGCTTTTAAGTCTTTATGAGCTTGCAGTTCTTGTTCTATGTCTATGTTAGATAATTCTAATAGTTTACCCTTTAACTCTTCTATATTCTCTATATGTTTTTTATCTCGTAAATCACTGCGTCTTTGCAAGTCTTTAATTGTGCTTTCTATTTGTTCGTTTGCTTGTTTTATTCCTCCTATTTTAAATTCTTCTTCCTTGTGTGCATCTTTTGTTTCCCGCACCAACTCTTTTAATAATGCCGCCTTTTCAGATAATAAAGTAATACCTAATAATTCTTCTATTAAGTTGCGTTGATCGTGTTGCCTCATAGCAAGGAATGGTTCTGTGTATGTATTGAGTGCCATAACATGTTTGAACATATTATGAGTCATTCCAAGAATTTTATCTATTTGTCTTTGAGTTAATTTGCTCTCACCTTGCCCTTCATCTGTTTCGTCTATTTGTTCGGAATTATTAACATAAAATTTTAGTATACCTGGTTTGCGTCCTCGTTCAATTCTATAAGTTGTATTATTATGTATAAATTCAACCATGACAAGCATATGTTTGCCGTTGGTTTTGTTAATTAAGTTATCACGTTTAATATTTGTTAATGGTATGCCAAATAAACCATAAGACAACGCATTAACAAGTGTAGTCTTACCTGTACCATTGCGGGATCCGTCACCGCCTAAGTCTAAATTATTTCCAAGAACCAAAGTTAAACCGGTGTTGTTTAATATAACTCCTTGTGTTACATTACCAACACTCATGAAATTCTTGATGGAAATTTCGTTGATAGAAAGCATAACTTACTATTATACAGTCAGATTGTTATAAATGTCAACCAATTTCTTATTATCTATATGGGTTGATTTGATAGTAGAAAGTTCATTTAATACTATTTGATCGACAGATTCAAATTTGGGAATCTCACCATCGGACCAATCTATTTCGTGTTCATCTTCTCTTTCTGGTAATAATACTATTTCTCGTAAACCATATTCATCGGTAAACACTTGTTTAATATGTGTTGCTTCTTCATATGAAATATCTACGTCTAATGTTACTCTTATATATGTTTTTGGTTTTAAATATTTTTCTGGATTGTCAATTAATTTACTAAGGTTAATTGTTTTAAAAGAAGGAGCATTAGGCCATGCAGTATATTGTGGTTCTTCTCCCCATTCTAGTATCATCATTCCCCTATCATCTTGCCATGTATCAGAATAATTATGAGGAAACGTATTGCCTATGTATATAACATTTTTTTGTTGTTGGCGACTATGAAAATGACCAGAGAATACATATTCCTGATTTTTAAAATGTGTTTTTTGCAATTCTCCTGTATCAGGCATGGCCACAAGTTGATTCATTTGAAATCCACCTAATTCAAAATGACCAAATATATACCTAGATTTTATACCAGGCATTTCCTTCCATTCATCTTGAACCAACCAAGGTATTATGCTTACATCGCCTTCTGTAAAAATATCATTTATAATGTGTACATTATCATATAAACTACCAAATGCTACACTATTAATTTCACGTTTATCTCTATAAAACAAATCATGGTTTCCCATTATTACAAAAACATTTGTAAATGCCTTAGATAAAAATTCTAAATTTGACATTGTATAATTCATAGTGCTAACATTAATCGATGCTCTATGATGATGCCAATCACCTAGAAATATGCAAGTTTCACATTTTGCTTTTTTGGCTTGTTTAATAAACCATTTAACAAATTCTTCACAATCTGTGTTATGTGTTCTACTATTATTTCTTAAACCAAAATGTATATCTGTAAAACATGCTACTTTTTTAAATAGATTATTCATTTAATCTTATCGCCTTTTTTAGTTAATAAAACAGAATTAAAAGAAATCATAGTTCGTACACCTTCGCCCCGAAAAGGAAACACCGTATGCAATAGCCACGACGGCCACATAAAAACGTCACCATTTTTGGGTTGAATCCCCCATGACCCATTATACATAGTATCTCCCGATCCTGGTGGTATCCAGTTTATAGTACCTTGTGGATATGGTACGTCTGGAACATCTAAATATATTGCTCCGCTAACAGTTGCTCCCGAGTTTGAATGTTCGTGTAATATATGGAAATCTCCTGCTTTTAATTTAACGTACCAAACATCGTTTACTTGAGGTATTAACTCATTTCCTTGTTTTCTTATATTTTCAATAGCATCCAAATCACTTCGCAATGCAATATCATCCTCAACATGAGAGTTAATAATTTGACCAAAAGTTAATGTTAGATTTGTAAGTAATTCGTTAATAACATTATTATATTTTTTTTCTTGAAATTCGGGAGGTATAGGATACATTTCTCCATCAACTATACTATTTTTTTGATTCTCTTCTGCTTTTGTTCCTTGAATAATTTGACCTTCTGCATTTAATTTATCTTTAATATCTTGTTGGTTACTAAGATCATTAACTACTTTTAATACTTCTTGTATTGTATTATTATTCAAAGACATATATAGCATATTAGGTCCAAACGGATTGAATGCCCTAACATTTTCTGCAATGTCTGGATTAAATTGAATTTTGCTGTGAAGCATTACCCTCCTAACTCTGTCATTTCTGCTACTCGTTCAGCCAGGTCTGCTACTCGTTCCATTCGTTCTTGGTCGCTCTCGCCCTCACGTTCTCTTCGTGTTGCTTCTGTTTTTTCAGCAATAGCAATCTGATGGGCCATTTGTCTAGTATAGCTAGGATTGTGACCTGCTTTTTCGAGTAAGTCGTCGCGAATATTTTGACTACGTTTTTCTACATTTAATACCCGAGTAAAGGAATTTGTTATTGCGGCAGTATAATATGCAAATGGATTTTGACTTTTACTTTCATCAAATTGTAATGAAATTTGTGATAATTGCAATAATGCTTGTGAGCGCATCTCGTCTACATAAGTATATCCTCGCCAATTTGATCTTGTGGCATATCGTTCTGTAAGTTTCATACACATATTAGCAAGTTCATCTGTCATGTAACCGTGGGTTACACAAAACTTGCCGGTTGATATTGTACCTTTCCAATGTGATCGTGCTACTTCTTTATATCTGTTTTTATTTGGATTCCAAACAAGATGTTTCCAAGGAGGAAAATTTACTTTAGCATGATGATCTGCTATTGTTTTCGGTTTATTTTTTCGTCCTGGTTCTAATGGAATATGTGAAAAATCATATACTCTATATACTATATCAACAGGATCAACGTCTACTTCTACATCTTTATCAACTTGTAATCGTTTTTTACGATTAGTAATTGCTTCTTCTTTATGTTCGTCAGTTAATTCGTCTATATCTATTGTGTTTATGTGCTCTGCTACAATTAAATCATAATCTTTAAATTTATCATGAGTATATGCACTATATGTTTGTTTTGAAAAATGTATTTGTTTTAAAATATCTTTATTATTTAGGTAATTTCGTTTTGCAGCCATGTATCTCCGTGGTTATTTACTACTATTATTATACAGTATTAAGCATCCAAAGTCAAGAATTTTTGGCGATAAATATTAATATGAGAATCCTTGAACTTTTTGAAGCAATTGCTAAAACGCCTGTTGTATTTTATGGGGGCAGATTTCAGCCTATGCATAAAGGACATTATGGTGTATATAAGCACTTAGGTGAAAAGTTTGGTGCTAATAATGTATTTATCGCTACTATGTTTGGCAAAAAACAACAGCAAGCACATGCGGCTGAAGACTTTTCATCTGATCCTTTTACTTTTCAAGAGAAAGCTGATATTATATCTACAATGTATAAAATACCAAAAGATCATATTGTAGAAACAATGCCATATAGACCAGACTTAACTAAAGTAGGAAGAGACCCTGCAACAAATTATGTTATATTAGCAGTAGGTGCCAAAGAAACAAATAGATTAAAGGTAGGAAATGTAATACAAGAGTATAGTGAAAATACGTTACTAGAACCTTCTGTTGATTCAGAAACAGGACAAGAACGTGCATACAAATATATTGTACCTTCTCAGGAAGGTGGAATAAATGCTTCATCTTTTAGGGCAGATATAATACAAGAAAAGGACGAAAATAGAATGAGAGAACAATTTGATGATTACTTTGGTGGAATACAAGTTAATCCTGATGCTAGAAATAGAATATTTGGCATGGTAATGCGAGGAATTAGACGATGAAAGATACACGAGCAAGGTTATCTTTGCCACAAAATAGTGATATACTAGAAACCAAGGGTGGAAAAATAAATCCTATTTTGCTACCACTTAAAAAGTTTCACGGAATAATTTGGCCTTATACGCCAACTATTAATGTATCGCATCAAGCAGAATATGGTGAGTATGACATAACCCATTCTAATTATCCTACTCAATATTTTTCTAAAAGTAGACCACCTAATTTACAGGTATCGGGGCCGTTAACTGCCCAAACTGCGGCAGAAGGACATTATATGATAGCATGTCTTCATTTTTTACGTATAGTTACTAAAATGCACTTTGGGATGAACGATGAAAAAAGAGGAACACCACCACCTGTATTAAAGTTTAGTGCATATGGAGATTTAATGTTTAGTAATATTCCTGTTTTGGTTCGTTCTTTTGCATATGACTTAGGACAAGACATAGATTATATAGATGTTGAAACAGACTCGGCGGAAGCAGGATTTAACGATGGATTTAATACAAAAGTACCTACTATGCTGAACTTAGTAATTGATTTAGTAGTTCAACAAACTCCTAGTAAACTTAGAACAACATTTACTATGAATGATTTTAAATCAGGCAAATTAGTTAAGGATGGATTTATTTAATGGCAACATATAAACCTAATAGTATATACGCATTAACTCCAATGGATTCTGGTAAATTGGGGATTTGGGATGCACCCGAAGTTGTAATTACCGGAAATGAAACAACTACAACAATTTCACGTCACCATAGAAATCGTCCTGATCTTTTAAGTCATGAATTATATGGAACACCACAATTATGGTGGATTTTTAAAATGATAAATCCGGATAAATTAAATGATCCGGTTTGGGATTTTGTTGAAGGAGTAGAAATTTTAACTCCTAACCCAACAGAAGTAAGTGCATATTTAAGTTAACAAAGGAACCAAGTTATGCCTAATGACCGAGCTGAAGCTTTTTATCAATCAATGTCAGATGCACAATATGGCCCTCGAAATGAAGGTGGATCAGGTCCAGATGGCAGAATAGATTATTCAAGCGGTGGGAAAGATAAAAATAGTTTTGCACCAAAAGATTCTATAAAATATTCAACTAAAGGATTTTTGGGAAATGCCTTGAGCTCAATGCCTTCTGCTACCTATTACACTAGATTAAGTATTTGTCATCCAACCATTGTACATAATTTATCGTTAAACAATAAGAAAAAAATAATAATTGCAGAAACTGCAACTACTGCAATATTTGCAATTACAGATTTAGAAATAATTCATACTGTTAGTTGGAATAAACAAACTAGATCAGCACTAGGAATAGGAGCAAATATAACAATAGTCGAAACACATGGTGCGGCTCTTTTGGATTATATTAATAAAGCATGTAAAGATTTAGGTATTAAATCACCTAAAGAAGCAACCTATTTATTAGAAATAATGTTTAATAATGGTAATGCAGAAAATGTAGAACCAGGTCAATCCGCATATTATTTTGTCTACCCAATTCAGTTTTTAAACATGAATATATCTATTAGTGAAAAAGGCGGCCAATATAGAATTTATGCACAAGAGCCAGGAGTAACAGCATATGGCGGACAAGTAGGACCCACAATAAAAAATGTATCAACTATTGCCGCATCATCTTTAGGTGAATGGACTAAAGGATTCCAAACTTTTTTAAATGACTGTGCTAAAGATGAAGTTAAATCAAAAGCACATTTTATTAGAGATGAATATTATATTAAGATAGATGACGCATGGAAAGATTATAAATTTTCTAACTTAAAAAATGCATCAAAAGAAAATAATCAATCAACACGATCTCATATAGATAATTCTAAGTTAGTAATTCAGATAGCAAAAGGTTCTCGTATTCCCGATATATTAAATTCTATAATGGGAGCGACAGAAGAATTTCAACGAGTTAAAACTACCGAAGGTGGATTTATGCGTGAAATGGGTACAGATGGAAAAATGACTAATTCAAAAAGTATTCCGGAAATTTTTCGTTTGGTTTGTGATATGAGATTTGGGGATTATGATATATCACGAAAAAGATATTCAAGAAAATATTTGTATTCATTCGAATCATATAAAGACGCAACAGTATATTCCGGAGAACTTGCAACTCAGTTTAATGATAAAGATGTAATGAAAGACAAAGTAACTAAGTTATTAGAAGAACAATTACTTACAAAACGATATGATTATAATTTTACAGGATTAAATACAGAAGTATTACAGTTTGATATAAATTTTGATCTTACATATTTTAGATCTATTCCTATTAGAGATGGTCACCAAGCTCAACTAACAGCGGTAAATGATAGCCACCTCATGACAACGGGGTTAGGTCCAGAAGGTAAAGAAATTACGAAAAAAAGAATGAAGAATGATGTACCTGCGGATCTTAGAAAATATATTGGCAAAACATATGGTCCTTTAAGTGATCAAGGATTGATATATGGTGCAAATCCTCAGGATGCCGATGATTTAGAAAAAGCACAGGCGGCTCTTGCAAGCGAAACTTCTACAAATATTAGAAAAGGTAGCGGACTGTACATTGAATCATATACATTACCTTCAACTCAGGAAAATATTTCATTCCATACACTTTCATCGGATACTGTTGATAGTGGTAATGCTTTACAACAAAATGTAACACCCGACAAAAGCACAGGACGAATAAAATTAGGTAATATGTATATGGAATTAACAGGCGGTTCAGAATTATCAGAGATTAATATAGAAATTAAAGGAGATCCATATTGGTTAGGTATGTCAAATTTAACTAAACAATTTAGAAACGCAAGTACTGGCATAGCAGAGTTTGCAATATACGAACAAGGTGCTCCTATGTTTTGGTTAAATGTGAATAGTCCGGTTGAACCAGATCCAGATACAGGAAAAATGGAATTTGTAAACAATGTAACAATAAGTGGAATATTTAAAGTAAAAAATGTTATATCTCGATTTGTTAATGGTGCCTTTACCCAATCATTGGAAGCAATTCGAGATATTTCAACTAATTATGAATTGGCCCGTTCTACTTTATTAAAATATACAAGTGAACAAGAAATTAGTTTAGCAAACCGTGCGGTAAAAGAGAAAGCCTCGCACCAAGATGCACACTCAGATGATGAAAAAGGACGAGGCCGACCTCAAGAAACGTTTAATCGGGAAAAGTTTGACGACCTTCAAAGAAATGCCAATCTTGAATCACAGGGATATGAAGAAAGGAGTTAAATGGCAACATATAAAACACAATTTGGAGAAAAACCACCAGTAGGTAGTTACGCAGGTTTTGGAGAAAGACCCGATAAGGATGGTAATTGGTCTTTTTCTAGCACCGATGATATTGGAACTAATATTGAAATAGCAAGATTACATCCTAAGTTACGAAACTTTGCGGCAACTTTTGTTAAAAACGCAAAAGCTCATTCAAGTGTTTATGTTATTAAAATTGTAATCT